CCGAGACAAACAGTAGATCACGTTGGCGTCTTCCAGAGTACGCAACTGATTCAATGCCTTGATAGCCTTATGAAGATAAGAAAGCACCATGGTTCCGTTGACATCTGTCAGACCGGATACCGCATGAATAATTGTATCTCTTGCGATCTTTAAACCGGTTGTTGCTGGACCAACAGGTCTTCCTGACCCTGTGTTGAAACCCTTTTCATTGTAAATGTAGTATTCGTTTTTGTCTTCTTGCATCAAAGAGTCATTGGTGACTGCTTCACCACCACGAACATTCTTTTTCACTACTTCACGTACTTTACGGATTTTACGTGGATCGATGTATCTTAATTCTTGAATTCCTTCTTCGGGATGTTCTTTGTCAATGATTGCATGGAAATAAAGGCGACCGTCGATATACCACTTCTTGAAAATGTTATAGGCGTTGTTACGAAAATCCAGCAATCGCACCACGTCATTGAAACATTCTTCGATAGCATCCTTGACTTTCTTGGGTTGATCCAAGTCGTCCAGATTTAATTTAACAACTTCTTGTTCTTCGGTATTGATTGCTTCGTTGACAATTTCGTCTGCCGCTGCATCAATTTCCGGGTGCAGCGCCATTTCTTTATAGCGATTTATTAATTCAGCTTCGGATCGAACGGTTCCATCTAAGTCCACATAGGTTCCATACGCACCAGCCGCAGAGATTACTACCGCACCGTCGTCGTTATCTTTTGGTGTAAATGTTTCCGGGATTGGTAGTTTTGGCTTACGCTGAAAACTGTAACCAAATAAACTTATTGCCAAATTAAAATCCTTATATAAACATCAGATGTAGCAATATTTATGAAAAACCCCGCACTGAGGCGGGGTTGATCGAGCAACGTGAGTGTAGAGGTGAAATTAACGACCAGTTGCTGTTGCGGTACCCGATGAAATACCCTGACCCGGATCGTAGCCACCGTTTTGACCGGTGATATTTGGAATCCAGTAGTCAATCGAGAATGTTACATCAAAAGATTCGATCTGGTTGTTACGACCCCAATCCAACGGAATCGGATCAACAGTCAGAGGAAACAATCCATAGAAATAATATGAACGGATGACGCCGTCGCCGCCGTCTTGTCCGGTTTTTCCGTACTGACGCACTTCAACCTGATCGATTTTATATTCGGAAGGTGAAGCACTTTGTGTGTCCATAACGTTGGATGCAAAGGTGTTCATGATATTTGACCACGATTCGAAAAGATTACGTAGACCAAAATCTTCGTCGTTCAGAACAGTTACGGTCCAATTCGGGAAGGTGCGATCACCCTGTAATCCGATCTTACGACCGAAATAAGGAACATCGACACGATCCAAAACAACGGGTGGCAACTGCGAAGCCTGAACCAGGAACGGAAGTTGAGGTAGGTTACCGCCATCTACACCATTGGGAAGAATCGGAATTCTTACATCAAACAGTGTGGGACGGGCGCCGCCAAGGGTAAGACCATTGGCTTTAAAAGTTGGGATATCAAAAGGCAATTTAGTAGCTCCTTAAACTGGATGTTCTTTTTGTTTATTTATTGGTATTCATGTTTCGCATTTAGAACTTTCCAACAACTTCACTGAAGGCCACACCCGTTGCAACTGCAATGAAGCGTAGTAGACCAAATTCGATGGTTCTTGCTGGTTTAATATAGATGTCACCAACAAACTGGTTGTTATCGATGATATCAGGTGTGTTGTTCGTTGCGTCACATACGACCAAGAAGTCATAGATACCGCGACGAGCCTTCACAGTGTGCAAGTATGGAACAACCATTGCTTTGAATTGCGCACGAGTGAAATCGTCGTTGAATTCGAACAAGAATTGCTTTGCCGCACTTGAAATTGCCTTTTCAAGAACAATGAACAAGCGACGAACGTTGACGCGGCTAAAGGCCGAAGTCGTGTTCAACAAAGTCTTGTTACCGAAAAGAACGGTTCCCTGTCCTGGGAAAGTCACAACCGGGTTGATTGCGTGTGGATAAAGAATGTCACGATCAGCTTGCTTTGGGTTGAACGCAAGTTTGACCACATTCTTAATTTGACCACGACGGAAACCGGCGTATGACCACCATGGATCATTTGTTTGGTCGGTACGAGCAGCAAGACCCGCGCAGTCACCGTTTAGAGGAATCCAACGGTAAATGTCGTTGTATCGGTCGTACTGATACTTGTAACCACTATCCAGCGTTCCGTATGAAGACGAAGGCATAACGGCCACGGCGTTGACCATTCCAGAAACCTGGAAGCCGTAGTTTCCAACCACGATGTTGACATCCGGAGACACCAGAGCGATACAGTCCTTGCGGATTTCTGCAATGTTCTGAATGATGTAGTTTCCGATATCGGTGTTTGCATCGATTACTGATCCGCGTGCCTTACCAGCCATTAGCAGAGCAACGTCGATATCTTCCGCTGATTTAAATTGGTCAAATGCGCTCATGATGTAGCCGATAGAAACGGTCTTTTCGTCCTTACCGTCTGCTCCACCATACATGTTCACGTCGAGAGGTGCGGATGCGGTGGATGAAAGCAAGAATTGTGCTGTGTTTGAGGCAGCAGTCGTTCTGTCATTAGCGGGCCAAATGTACTGTGAATTTTGGATCAGAATGTTCTTGTAATAGTTTGTTCCACCATCTTCACCAACTGCGTCGGTTGCACGCGAAACAAAGCCGAAGACTTCAAGAATTTCGCCGTCTACGCCAGTGAACTTTCCGCCATCGTCAACAACAACAATGTGCATTTCATCGTTCGCAGCGGTGTTACCAAACTGTAGCTGGTAAGTTGACTGCCCGGGTTGTGCACCTTCACCGAAGGCATTATAGAATTCCCAGAAACGTTCGATTGTGTTTGAAGATACGTTTCCTTGTAGACGATATGCGTTCAGAACGTTGATCGTGAATGAGAAGACGTTTCCTGTCTGTTGAACCGTTCCAAGAGCGGTAGTTTCCAGAATCTGGAAGCCAATTTGAACGTTACCAACTTCGATTTTGTCACCGATTTGTAGATCGGCCAAAGCCTGACCGGCGACCAAGTTAGCGGCGGTGACCATGGTTGCGTTTGCGGTGTTTGCAGGTGCAACGGTAACCGTAACAACGTTTGATCCGACGTTTGCCGTGATGACAGACAGAGTAGAATCAAACAGTGCGTTTGGCTGCAAGTTTACGTTTGATGAGAACTGAGCAGCGGTGTCGCAAACGGCAATACGCAGCGAGTTACCCATTTCACCGGGATAACGTGCAATGAAGTTGACTGAGCTATCAAACGTCGCAAAAGCAGTGTTGTACACCGAGTTATTTGCTACGATTTGTAGGTCCCATGGGATGTTGTTTGAAATGACTTCCTGTGCAACGGCTGAATAAAGTGCATTATCACGGAAGATCAAGTTGACTGCCTGAACGTTTGCGGTTGCGGCAGAAGACAATGTGATATGTGTTGCGTTGACAATCGAAGTGATCGAGGTGTTTGATCCACTGAAAACGCCGGTTGCGTTTGAGTAGAACACCAACATGCCGACGTTCAATGAACTCGTGTTACCAACCTGAACGGTGGCTGAATTTTGAGTTGCGGCTAGGTTGGTTGAGTTACCCGTGAATGACTTTGAAACAGTGTTGCCATCCAGCTTACCACCACGACAAATGATTCCCGAGTTGGCATAGGCCAAGAAGTTAGCCATCGTGAACCATGTTTCGGCATTGAAATTGGTCGGAGAACCAAAACGCTTCAACAAGTCAGGATTTTCTTGGGCAACATTGATTGGAGTCAGCATTGGTCCCCAGCGGAATACACCAGCCAATGCGGAAGGCGTAGTTGTTGCTTCGGACACAACTGCTGTGAGGTCGATTTCCTGGATATTGAAGCCAGGAGACACGGGAAATGCCATTGGGGAACTCCTATTATTCTTTTTTTAGTTAAAAATATTTATGAAATACTTGACTTTAATGCTTATATCCTTAAGATTGTTATATCAAACTCATGGAGTATATTATGAAAGCATTTGTTTATTGCAAATACAGAATGGGTTGAGAGTGTTTGGATGACTACACATCGAGGTCCTTCCGAAGAAGGGAAAAAATCTATTTCCAAAAAAGCCAAGGCTCGTTTCCAAGATAAAGATTGGTATGAAAATGTTTTCATGCCTGCATGGAAAGAAGCACGCGGTGATTTTAGGGGAGAAAACAATCCCATGTTTGGTAAAACGCATTCCGAAAAAACCCGCAAAAAACAAAGCGAAGCAAAAAAAGGAAAATACGTCGGATCTTCAAACCCTATGCATGGTCAAACCCATTCATCTGACGCTCGGGATAAAATAGCAGCGGCCATGAAAGGCACCATTTGGATCACCAACGGAAATGAAACCAAAAAAATTAAAGACGGTGACCCTATTCCAGAAGGTTTTATTAAAGGACGAAAACTTAAAACCGAACATTATAGTGAAATTCAGTTGAATTGGTAGTTGACAATTAATTTTGAATAGTCGATAAGCGAAAAACGAATAGGATAGCTAAATGCTCACCATTTTCGAAGCCAAGATTACGCCAGGGCCTGCACGTGATGCGGACATTGCGATTGAAGTTGACGAGTTGAGACGAGACTTATGCCGCACTACTATCAATCATGTGGGACTTGGCGGGAAATCGATTTACTTAAATATCGATCAGGTTGATGCGCTGATCTGGGCGCTTCAGTCTGCCAAGAAACACATGGTCGCCTTTATAGGATAGCTAAGCGATGGGCGTAAAAAAACATCCTGATTTTGAATGGGATCAGTTCGATGAAAAAATGAATCAGGCTGCCATCAAAGCTATGGAACCGCTTGCCGCATTCATCATTGAATATTACGGAGAACGTTGTCCGGAGTTTGTGTCTACGTGTCGGTGCTGTGTACTATGGGACAAGTATGACGAAATACACGACTGGATGTCACCGTAGATGGATAGGAGATGTATGTGACTGAAGAGGAAAAATGGATTTTGATCTCTACTGCATCTCTGCTTGAAAATTTCGTTTACATGAATAGCACTGGTGAATTTATGAACGCGATCACCGATGATTTATGCCGTCAAAAGTATGCAAGCATTTCGTTGTGGTTAAATCGCGAGGGACATGGCCTTCTTCGCCTGCTTCCTCACTGGGAATGCATATAGGACACGCAAGGGAGATGTATGTGATGTTTATGCCGTTATGGTGGTTCAGGTTGTTTGGAAGGCCTGAAATTATCAATGGCCATCTTTGGTATCATTGGGGGAATCAAGTACGGCGCGACCGACGCATATAGGACATATACGATGACCGACGATGAATATCTTGAATCATTAGGCGGCGCAGGTTGTGCCGATCTTGACTGGTCAGAAATCCTTGAAGACGAGGTGCTCCGGCTGCGAGCCAAATTGGAATATGCTGTGAGTGAAATTGCGACGGAACTTAACGACACCAATCGCGCAATTGGCTACCGAGATGGGCTGGAGTTCGCCCTTCGCGCCCTTGGAAAAACCGGCGCCGCATAGAGGATATATGGCCCGCATGAATTTCCGAATACACAAAGCGCTCTTGACATTTCTTTTCTTTTCTCTATGTGTTGTTTCGATATCAACATGTCGGAGAAAAAGGAATGCCCAAAGCAAAAGCAAAGCGTGCTGGTGGTCCCGGTGCTACACCGAAATATCCTTGGCGTGATATGGACATCGGGGACTCGTTTTATTACGCGCCTCAATGCAAAAGTTACCATATTTCAGGTGCTTCCTATGCGGCAAAGATGGGTGTGAGCCTGGATCGAGAATTCGAGACGAAGAAGACCAAGAAGGGTCGGATTAAGGTTACGCGCACTGCGTAAAGTTTACTCTGAGACAATAAGTGGCCCCGATTTAACCGCCCCCCGTAAATCGGTTCCCGTGTCCAGAGGAAGCGCCGAGAAGGGAATGATTCGGATAACGTAGGGGTACGCGTCTGAATCTCCTTCTCGGCGTTAATTTCAAGGAATAGGCCCGTCATGCCCGGAAAATTTATAGAAGGACTTGGATGGCGTGAATGGGAGGATGAAAGCGACGTTCGCGCCGAGAACGAAGAGCTTAAAGCAGCGGATTGAGGGTTGCGTGAGTTCATTAGGAATCTGAATGCTGATAATGAGCGCCTGCGCGCCGAGAACGAACGTCTGCACGAATGGCTGGCGGAGGCTCTCCAAAACTTGGAGTACGTACATACGAACCACCAGACATCAGGCATTTTGCGTCGAGCGGAATGTATAGATGGGATTCGTTCTCTCGGAATTGAACCGGCGATTCTCCCACCCCAAAAACGCTAAAGGCCCGTCATGTGCAACAACGACTTAGCTAGGCAGTTCAGGGATTTTGGGGTTGGATTGATAGGAATTGGAGCCGGACTCGGGCTGTTCGTCTTTGGCATCTTCGCGGCTAGCGTTCTTCTCGGTCTAGTTTTCGGGCAATGGTAGTGGTGTATATCCTATTGTTATTAGATGTCATAGCGATGTGCGCTTTAGGACTATATGTGATTAAAGATTTCGTTGAAACAAACATAGACATGTGATTTTATGAAAGGATTTGCAAATGTTTAAAAAATTTGGAATTGTTATTCTATTATTAACGATGTTGTCCGTCAAATTTACTTACGCACAAGAGGCGATAGACGGTCATTTTTCAGCTTTGATTTATTGCAGTGACACGACTGCTACTCGACCTCAGAATCCTTATTCCGGTTTATTTTGCTATAATAATGATTTGGGGCTGTTTGAATGGTGGAACGGTACCACGTGGTTGAACGCGGCGCCAACTGCTGCCCCAACATTTACCGGAATTGCTAAATTTGGAAGCAGTATTACTCCCTTTGTTCAGAATTCAATCTCGACTACTGCGACGACTACAAGTGGCAGTCCAACTATCACCGTCACGTCAGCCACTGGGCTTGCGACTGGTATGTCTGTTTGGACGAATACGATTGTTCCGTATGGAACGTATATCACCGACATATCCGGAACTACAATTACGCTAAGCGCCAACGCCACGGCAACTAATGCTAGCCCAGTAGCCATTTTGTTTGGCCTTGATCGGTGGGACAGCAACGCAACTATTATAGCGAATACGGCTGGTTTCAACGTTCTGTACTTGGGTGATGCTGCTAAGGGAAACACTTCCTGGCCAAACCAATATATCTTTCAAGACACAGGAGCTAGCACTCCACTTTCACCTCTTGTATCTATTTCGAGTAAGGGGAGGATTGGCGGTTTCTTTGCGACCCGTGCTAGTGATTTTAACAATACTGGCGGCTTTACGGCGGGCATCGCCTCATATGTATGGAACGACAAGGCATCAAATCCATATAGTGTCTGGGGTTTGTATATCGAAAGCCATGTTACGCAGTCGGCAACCACGCTGACTTTTGGTGAGGAGAACAGCGCCGAGAACACGACTGGCGCAGATCCGCAGACCGATCCATACTTGGACAATCCTGTCGGCGGCCATTTTAATACGCGTCTTGACGTTGGCACTGGTAGCCATGCGACTGCCGCGCTCCAAATCTTGGGCATTAGCACGGGGCGCTATTATTCTGGAATTATTATTGCATCGGGCACGCTCGACACTGTTGCGAATCCCCAGCCTGATGCCTTAGCGCTAGCGCAGAATTATTCGATTGATTGGTATTTTTCACACAGTAACAGTGCATGGAAACAGTTTTCATCTGCAACTGCTTTTGGCGGGACAATCGACCTGCAAAACGCGGGCAAGATTGTCGTAACCTCTACAGGTGGCCCTTACACCGCATATACAAACTCTGGGAACAGCCACGTTCTTAACGTCGGCCTGACTGATGGAACAAACGGAATCATCAACTCAACGGGCGGCGGCAACATCCAATTACAGATTGGTGGAGCCGCCTATCTTACGATTGGAAGTAATGCGGTCACCACCGGTTCCAGTCAAGAACTTGTTTATGGTCTGGACGTGTTGCCGTCCGGATCGACTGCGAACGCAACAAACGCGACTGGGCCTTACATTTACCTGACGACGGTGTCAGGCCAGCCGACAGTCACACCTGGACATGGAAACGCCGGTCGCGCGGCGTGTGTTTATGATACCACAAATCATAAGTTCTGGTGCTACGACGCGGCATCTAGCACGTGGAAGGGAATAGGTCTAACATGAAGAGGTCTAACATGAAGTTGAGAGATTTTTTCAAACTACAAGTTGAGTTGATCGGAACGAGAAACATTGGTTGGTTCGCCATTGGTTTAGTTGGTGGCGCGTTGTTGGGAGTTCTGCTTTACACCACATGCGCCGGTGCCCAACAGCCTCCGTTTGTGCCGTTCACTATTGATGCTCAGAAGTATCAGCAGATTGATGAAGCTATGGGAAAACTAGCCATGCCTAGAGACGCCCACTCTGCTTGGATACAATTGTGGCAGGGGATTGAGCGACAAGCTCAACAAGAAGAGGCCGCTAAGAACAGAAAACAAGAAATAGGTCCGAATAAATGATCGCAAAAAGGGTATTACCAATTATTCTTGACGATTGATTTATGAAATCCGTGTCTATGTTTCGGCAGCGGTTCATCAAATGGATTTTCCAATTGCTCACCGTCTGCATACCATAGATCACCTCCCCATACTTCTTTTTTGGGGAGGTTGATTTCCCATGTTTCTTCTTCTCCTGATAAAATAAACCCGCTAAGCCCAACAAGTTCATCTTCGACTTGTTGTTGGGTTCGATCTCGAATCATTTCCAGGGTTTTGACGTTTGTTAAATCCTTGAAATAATCTTCATTCGACAACCATGCAAAGACCACGAGCGCCATGACTGTATCGTCATGTGCACCTTCTTCGGCCATATATTTGGTACCTTGCTTGGAGAATCGCGCTAATTCTTCGATAGTATGGAAATCATTGACGATATACTGATCACCCTCAATCAATAGTTTCAGCAAGGAACAACCGCGCGCTCGCACCGAGAGTGACATTTTAACACCCAAGTCCACCGACTTTCCGCCGCCCAAGGAAATACGTTTGCCGCGTGCCCCGGCTGATTCGGTTCTCAGGATATTTTCATATTCATATTCATAAGCCAAGATGTGATTGACTTCTGGTCCGACGTTGGCTTGCTCAACCAAGATAATTGCATCATTGTAACTTTTCGCGGCTCGATGAATCGTTTCTGCAAATTCAACCGGTGTAATTCTATTTGAACGAAATGTTGCCACTTGTTTGAACGGCATCGCCGTCGTGTCACTCACATGAAATACTGAGTAATCAAGAAGTTTACCTTCGGCACAGTCGGCGGTGATAGCATAGGTATGACCTTTGATGGGAGCCTCATACTGTGCCAAATCCATTTTATATTCCATCGGAATTTTATGAATAAGTTGTTTTAATTTCCAACCAGCGATCAGGGTTCCGGAGCTACCGTGAAATTCTACTCCGTATTCTTGATTGAATTTTTGCTCGTCGCCACCACAATCATTGGCCAGTGCACTTCTTCGCCATTTGTCATCCCTGCCCGGAACTCGTGTCCAATCCACAAAAATTGGATTGTAATCATTTTTAACAATCTTTCCGGTTTGGGGATCAAGTACACCTTCATTGGCCATGATCCAAGTTTTATAGAAATGATTCAAACCATTGGGTGTCGATACCTGAATCACTTTGGATGTTTTCGACGCCGAAATGGTAGGCATGACGGCAGTCTGGAACGCATCCCAATGTTCAACGTGAGCCACTTCGTCCAGAATCAATAAAGAAATACTAAAACCACGAAGAGCGGCTGATGAAGTTGCTTCGGCTATGACACGGGAATCATTTTCCAACGAAAGTGATTTCTTGTTCCAGCCACCGTTGACGACTCCCTGTTGAATCCATTTTGGTAAATTTTCCCAGGCGAGTTGAATACGGCTCAACAATTCAATTGCGGTTGATTCTTTTTGAGCAGTAATGGCAACTACTTTATAGGAATTGAAAATTACATACCAAATTACAAAGCCGATAAAAGCGGTTGATTTACCGGACTGACGCGCACAGGCCATGATCGTGAAACGATTTTCATAGAAAGATTTCACCATTTCTTTTTGATAGTCCCGAAGAATAAAAGGAACCAGACCATCTTCTGAAATGATTTTTACATAGGTTTCAATGAAATAAACAGGATCGTTGGCACATTTCATGTACTCTTCGACCATTTCCCCGGTCCAGGCGATTTTCACACCCGCGCGCTTGACCTTGGGATTACCGAGATAACCGGCGAAATTTAAGTAGGCGTCATTATCAACTATCATTTTTTGGATTTATCTTGTAAGAATTTTTGCAACTGATCGGTACTTCCAATGAAAAGATTATTGTTGATCACTTGCGGTTTACCTTCCACGTCACCCTGATCAATGCTACGAATTTGTTTCTGTACTTCTAAAATCCCTTTCAAAGTTTGTAGACGGGTAGTTGCTAACTTTGAAAGTACGTCAAATTGATCCGGGTCCTGCGACATAGACGCTAGACTTGCTGTTTCTTGCACCGCTCCGTCCAAAGTTTTGGATAAATCGATTAATCCGTCTCTGACGAATTCGAAATCATCCATAACCTTTGAAGTAGATGATTTTGCTTGATTTATTTTAGGAAGTATGATATCCGGCTCACCACCAAGTGGGGTCATATCAAAGGCTTTGGCAATTGAATTTGAACTCATAAATATTTGTTTCCATTCTGAACTAGCGAGGAATATTTATAGAAATGGTTGATTACATTTATCTTGAAAGAAAACATCACGCAAACCTATTCACACCGCTGCCGATTATTCTGTATGAAGGTTCCGGATCAGACCTATATGATATCGATGGAAAGAAATACATTGATTTTGCTACTTCTTATGGATCGGTGAACCTGGGTCACTGTCATCCAAAACTTGTCAAAACATTAAAAATACAGGCAAGTACTTTGGCGCATTCATCCCGGGCCTACTATAACAACGTGACGCCGCTATTCCTGACACACCTATCGCAAGTTACAGGTTTCGATCAGGCGATCATTATGAATTCCGGTGCGGAAGCGGTGGAAACCGCGATTAAGGCTGCGCGCCGTTGGGGTTGGCAGAACAAAAAATATTCAAAAATTATTGTGGCTCGTAATAATTTTCATGGGCGGACGACTGGAATCATTTCGTTTTCTTCGGAAGACAAATATAAACGCGATTTCGAACCTTTGATGCAAGGTTTTCTAGAAGTTGAATTTGGAAATATTGATCAATTAAAACAAGTATTAGAAAATGAGACACTTGGATATGCCGGTCAGCGGCTTGATCACGAAAATATAGCAGCAATTCTTTTGGAACCAATTCAAGGGGAAGCCGGTGTTTACATTCCTTCATATGAATATATGAAAGGTGTTCGTGAACTTTGTGACGAATATAATATTCTAATGATTTTAGATGAAATTCAAACCGGAATGGGTCGCACCGGTAAAATGTGGGCTTGGGAACACTATGATATAAAGCCGGATGCCATGTGTATCGGCAAGGCGCTCGGCGGCGGTCTACTGCCTATCAGTGCTTTTGTGGCTAACGCGAAGGTGATGGACGTGTTCACACCCGGCTCGCATGGATCGACCTTCGGCGGCAATCCATTGGCCTGTGCTGTGGCTAAACGAACCCTTGAAGTCTACGAAGAAGATAAAATTGTGGATGGTGTGGACGCCCGTAGTAAAATACTGGCTGACTATTTTTCGAGTATGCGACACTTACCGTTGGTGAAGGAGATACGACACTTGGGGATGATCGCAGCCATCGAATTGAAGAGAGATGCCAGGGACATAGTAGAGTCAATATCAAAGAAAGGTGTTCTTTGTCGGGAAACGCACAGTAAAACCATTCGACTTGCACCCGCGTTGAATATACCCTTTCGCACGCTTATCGAAGGTTTAGAAATTATAGAGCAGGAAATTTATGCTAATGGACATTAATCGTTTTGTTAAAATCGTTAAAAACTTAACCGAAGATAATGAACAACCGGTTGAAAAAATTACGAGAGACGCTTTCCTTTATATGGACAGTAACACTCGTGATTTTGCTCAGTGTGCCACTTGTTGGTTATTTCATTCTGAAAAAAATCGTTGCTCCGTACTTGGCCCGAATGTTGAAGTTAAGCCAGAATACTCGTGTGGTTATTTCGGTAAGGGAACATCGGCCACTCGACCCCCACTGAAAAAACTTTTTACACCCAAGGAAGTTGGCTTAGTCGAACGTAAGGTGAGATGTGAAAATTGCACTTACGGTGGGAAGACTTGTTCCCTATATGACGCCTTGAACAAGGCCATGCCGGATAAATTTAATCTGGACGCTAGCATTCATCCAAAGGCGTGTTGTAACGCCCAAACCCCGAAGAAGCGAGATAAAAAGTGAAGGAACATAACCACGTCTTTATTACCGAAGACGAAGCAAATAACATGGCTGACCGCTTGACTGAGTATTGGCATTCGCAAGGGTATAAGAATGCAATGTTTTGGGTAAAGCCCGAAAGTTTCAAGCGTTTTAGAGGAACGGGTATAGATTCAACGTATGTTATTCGATCTAATTTGATTAAGGGTTTACCTCCAAAAAAATAAAATCTTTGGAACATTTAAAATACTACTTGACTTGTAATAAACACACAGACTAAGGGATGACTTGCAGACACTCTTGTTGGGGCAAACATCAAGAGTGTTCCTGAAAATTCACACTTAGATTGGGGAATTTAGAACATGCCAACAGTGACCTTGCAACCCGTAGACGGCGGCGCGAATTATTACGCTAACCATGGCTTCACCAATGCGGTGAACATGGGCTGGGATAATCCCGGATTTATCCCCATCGGTCCATGGCTGGCGCCGATGCAGGATCAGACCGATGGCGCCCGTTGGGTCGATCTGGGTTGGAATACAGCCTATGCCTTTACCGGCAACAGTAATATGTCGGTATTCACGGCAAATCACATTTCGGCCATCGTCAATTCTGGCGAACTGTCGCAAATCTTGTCGAATAATGGCGGTCATCTTGGTGCCACCACTGTTGGGCTGCTGACGGCAGACGAAGGAGAACTATCCGACAACGCGGCTGCTATTCAGAATACTGCCAACAGTATTCAGGATCATAATTTTTGGTGGACCAACAACACCTGGAACCTCATCGAGTTTGGTGATCTTTCGGGTACACCAGCGGCAACGTTCCTCTCCGAATCATTCACGACACCAAACGGGACCACCCGTCACATCGATTTGCAAAGCATCGATGAATATTGGTTTGCCGGTGCCCACTCCAACAATCCAATCTTGAGCCAAGGCGGTTTAATTTACAATCTTGGTCGCGACATGACTCAAGATGAAGGCGCTCGTGGTAGCAATTACGGCGACATGATCGATGTTGAGCGTTCTTATCAGGCCGGTCACTTCCCGGCGCCGATCATTGCCTACATCGAAGACGGTGGTCCCTATACCGAAGACACCACCGCCGCGACCTACATTAAGCCAGCAGAACTGAACTGGGCCGTTTGGTCGTCGCTTATTCACGGTGCCCAAGGCATTGATTATTTTAATCATAGCTTTGCGGGTCCCGGTGCGTCACAAGATAATATGCGCGAAACATATTATCAGACGATCCAGCCTGGACAAACGATCTCGATGTATGATCAAGTCAAGGCGACAGACGCTATGGTGCAGCAGATGGCACCAATTCTACATTCACCCAATGCGCTAAATTACGTCTCAACCCCGGGTGGATATCAGTTTGGAACTTCCGGAATTGATCATACGCTTGGCGGTATCGAAACCGCAGCGCATTTCTACAACGGGAGCTACTACATCTTTGCGGATACGCGAGACGGCGAATCGCAGTCTAACATCTCGGCTAATTTCACACTGAATGATCCGACAGCAACCAGCGTCACGGTGCTCAATGAGAATCGCACAATTGCGGTAGTGAACGGGCATTTCACTGATAATTTTGCGACCGCTGCTACGGTGCATATCTATCAGGTGAATGAAGGTGGCACACCACCTCCCCCGCCGCCTGCTGCCCCTGTAATTACAGGCTTCTCACCTGACACTACTCCTACAGGAGATGGACATACAACGGCGACCAATCTAACCCTAAGTGGGACCGGAGAGACAGGCAGCACGATTACCATCTTTGACGGCACCACTAATATCGGTACTGTTCAGGAAACAGGAACAACTTGGACTTTCAATACGTCAACGTTGGGAATCGGTGTTCATAATTTTACTGCCACGGATACGGATGCGAATGGAACGAGTAATCCATCGGCTGTTTTGGCAGTAACAATTGACGGAATAAATCAACCGCCCCCGAATGGTTCATTCTCAACTAATTTCCCAACAGTTGAGAATCCAGTTTCTGCCGGTGGTGGTCTGATCACTTCAACGTCGCCGGGTGTGAATTGGTCCGGACTCAAACTGGGCGGCAGTGGTACATTGCCAGTGGCACCCGTAGATGTGTCTGCCGGTCACTTGGCAGAATCGGTGGACTACGCCAATTCGAATTTTGGTGATGCGCTTGCTGTAGCTACCGGCACTTGGGCGGCCGATCAGACAGCTTCTGTTGTTGTTGGAAATCTTGCGGCAACACCGGGTGGCTACGAAGAGTTTGAAATCCATCTGCGCACCGATCCAACTACTGGTGCAGGATATGAAATCGACTACGGATACAACAACAACTACATCGCGGTTGCGACGTGGCACGCCAATGGTGGATACACAAATCTATCTTTCGCGAATACGACAACCGCGATCCATCCGGGCGACACTCTGACAGCAAAGATTCAGGGTAATGTAATCACTGCTTATGATAATGGAGTGCAGATAGCACAGGTCACTGATAATACATTCACGACCGGTAATCCTGGGTTTGGTTTCAATCAAGGTGGTACAGCAGAATACGGAATCTCTAGTTTCTCGGCTTCTAATCTAAGTTCGTCGCCCCCACCGCCGCCTCCTGCCGCTCCGGTCATCACTGGATTCTCTCCCGATACTGCGCCCACAGGTGATGGTCACACAACTGCAACAACGATTACACTTAGTGGTACCGGAGAAGACAGCAGCACCATCACAGTGTTTGATGGAACAACTAAAATCGGGACGGTACAAGAAACCGGAACAACATGGAGCTTTAATGCTACCAATCTCGCAGTTGGCTCTCATAGTTTCACCGCAACAGACACAGATACGAATGGAACTAGTTCGGCTTCGGCGGCGCTTCCCGTAACCATCGATGCCGTAACACAACCACCTCCTGGTTCAAATCTTCTTACTAATGGAAGTTTTGAAACACATGATTATAGTGGTTGGACGCTAGGTGGAAATTCCGGTAACGGTCAATTTTTCATCGTGTCAAATCCTGTAGAAGACGGTACATCGGCTGCTGCTTTTGGTTCGTTTACGACCAACGGAAGTATTAGTCAGCATGTGACCGATACCGCAGGAAAAGTTTATACGCTTGATTTCTGGCTTGCTAATAGCGGTGCAGGAACCAACGCTTTCAATGTTCAATGGGACGGACAAACGTTAATGTCCCTCACTAATGCACCGACACAAGGTTACAAGGAATACACCTTCCAAGTGACCGGTACCGGCTCAGATACTCTGCAATTTAACGCACATAATAATCCAGATGCTTATTATCTGGATAATGTGAAGTTGTTTGATGCAGGGACCACTTCCGGAAATCTCGTGACCAACGGAGACTTTGAAACAAACTCCTTTGGTGGATGGAAAGTCGGCGGCGCTAACTCCGGTTGGCAAATGTTCATCACAAACCAAGCTGAGCACGGGCAGTATGCGGCGGACATTGGAAATGTAGGCGGTCAGGGTACACTAACTCAAAGTTTGCATTTGACTGTGGGTCAACATTATGAACTTACGTTCTGGTTGGCTAATACGGTTAAAGGCAGCAACGAGAGTTTTAGCGCCAGTATCGCAGGAACCAAAGTTTATAGTGAAACCGGGAACACAGTTCACGGCTATGTCCAGCATACTGTTGATTTCACGGCTACCGCAGCAACTGAGAATCTGGTATTCTCTGGCCGTAACGATCATGGAGATTGGCACCTTGATAATATCTCGGTAGTCGGTATCGTCTCTTAAACGTTTCTTGGTTCTAGGCAACTGAGGTATGCGCAAATGCATACCTCTTTTTTTTTAAAAAAATTTTAATTGACAACCAGAATCTTTTCGTATAAAAATTAAAACCAGATCGAAACATTTTATTTCTGGAGATCGTCATGGCCTACACTAAGGGATACACCAAGCCAGCGGTGCAGGTTGACGAAGCCTATAAATCTTTCATGGAAAACTTCCAGCCATCCCCCCAACAAGCCGCCGTGGCCGATTGGGTTGTCAACGGCGAGGGAAACGGGTTCTGTGACAGTAAGGCGGGCACCGGTAAGACCACGACTGGCGTGTGGACCGTCCTCCAGATCCGTAAGACAGACCCACAGGCGACCGTTGTTTTCTGTGCCTACGGCAAGAAAATTGGTGACGAAATTGGTCATAAGTTTGCCAGTCTTGGGCTCCCCTCGAATCAGTATAAGTCAGGCACCTGTCACAGCCTTGGTTACTCGGCCATCCGGCAGG